TACAGTGAATAGCCGACACATCATCGTTACCCAACGTAATCGTGTTGGAACCGTTACCAACTGCCGTATGTCCAATGATTATCTCGTTTGAACGATCTGACTCGGATGCGCGTGTGTCGTAACCAATAAATATTGAGTTAGCACCGGCTGAATTGTTTCCGTCTGGCGATGCGGAACCCGGCGTTGATGTTGCCGTGTCTTCATAGTAGCGACCGGCATCTCTGCCTATTCCTATGTTGTAATCACCGTCGTTGTGCGCGAGTCCAGCTAATGCTGAAATACCAACCGCAACATTGTTTGATTCGGAGTTACCTGCCGACGCAAGTGCAGACGCGCCAATTGCTACGTTGCCGCTGCCAGTACAAGCACCAGTCATTGCACCTGCACCAATTGCAGTATTTGAATTACCGGTTGCTGCTACAAGTGCTTCATGGCCTAATGCTACACAAGAGTCGTTGCTGGTAAGCGCACTACCAGCTTGATAGCCAATTAGCGTATGGTATTTGCCACTCGAAACTGCATCACCAGCCAAAGCACCAACTGCCACGTTTATTGCTGACCCATCGTTTTGCAGCTTTAGTGCGTCACGACCAATTGCGACACAATTGTCTGCGCCACTTGCTTCACCACCTAAAGCGTGCGATCCAATCGCAACGTTGTAATGCGAATCACCAATAATCGCGTCAGCCGCTTGAAAACCGATGGCGACGTTGTAATCGCTGGTTGTCATATTAGCACCAGCAGACCGTCCGATAAGCACGTTGCCTGGGCCGTCAGTTAGGTCGAAACCAGCAGCATGACCTATTATGACGTTGTCATTGCCAGACATTGCTGTGCCAGTATTGTCAGTAGATGAACCAGCACTTGCACCAATAACAACATTACTTGCACCAGTGCCTTTTGCGTAAGCAACGTGACCGATTGCTGTGTTGTAATTGCCAGCCGCCTCGCTGCAAGCAACGTAACCTACTGCCGTGTTACCAGTACCACTCGTAATCGCATCACCCGCGAGTCCACCAATAACGGTGTTTTTGACGTTGGCGTTTTGGCTAAGTAGTGCGTACGAACCAATAGCTACACAATAATCAGCGCCAGATGTTTCAGCACCCAATGCATTCCATCCGACTGCCACGTTTAAACTTTCACCGCCATTAGCCGCATCCAGTGCATACGCACCGATGGCTACGTTGAAATTGTTGGTAGTGAAAACTTTACCAGCATCGCGACCGATACAGACGTTTTCAGCACCCGTCGTAATGTCCTGACCAGCCGTGTAACCAATGCAAGTGTTGCTGTCGCCGGTTCCTCTGTACGCCGTCAGCGTAACTCCGTTTTGTGTTGTTGATGCAGCAATTGAAAGCGTGATTTGCGTGCTGCTATCAACCGATGCAATGTAAGTGCCATAAGCAATACCGGTTCCGGTAACTGCTTGTCCCGCTGCTAGTTCGTTTACGTCTGATACATTAATAACTGTTGTTGATCCATTTAAGTCACCCGTTACAGGAGTAGCTGTGGAACTAAAATAAGTGCGATACCCAAGTGTTGTGTTAGCCGCAGCGTGACCAGTATGCGTACCGGCTTGTGTTCCTACCCATGTGTTGTAACTGTCTACGTTTGCGTAACCCGCATTGTAACCTAGCGCCACATTGTTACCACCCGACTTATTGTGAAATAATGCTGAACCACCAACTGCTGTATTTTTAACATCAGCGTTTTGGCCAATCATTGCATTGTAGCCAACCGCGATACAATCGTCTGCGCCCGTGGTTTCGCTGTATAAGGCATTACCGCCAATAGCAATGTTGTAGTTTTCACCAGTGTTTGCCGTAAGGAGTGCGTTGTGACCAATTGCAACATTATTGAAGTTGTCCGTGACGTTTGAACCAGCACCGCGTCCAACCAACACGTTGCGATAGCCAGTTGTTAAATCGGTTCCAGCGTTGTAACCAACAGCAACATTTGAATGCCCCGAAGTGCTTGCATCCAGTGCGTAACTACCAATCGCGATGTTGTAGTCGCCATCAGTTGTGCCACCATCTACACCAAGCAATGCGTTACGGCCAATGGCAACGCAATGGTCAGCATCGTCGGCGTAATAACCAGTTTGTGATCCAATAAACGTGTTGGACTCACCCAATGTGTTCAAGCCCGACTGAAAACCGACAAAAGTGTTATGCGGCTGGTCAACAAGTGCGCCACCAGCAGCGTATCCAACAGCAGTTAAACTAGCTGCACTCGTCGCTGCATCAGCAGCACCACTACCAACAACAGTTGCGTTTGATCCGGTGAATACAGTTAATGCATCAACACCTATAGCAGTGTTGTTATCAGCGCAATCCGCACCTAATGCACCAACACCAACAGCGGTATTATTTGCGCCATCAATTGTCCCATCCAAACAACTCCAACCAACCGCAGTATTGTAATTGCCAGAAGTTGCTGCGCTTAAAGCGTCTTTACCAATAGCAGTTATCCCTAATTGTGCGACCGCTGCATCTGCTGCACCTGAACCTACGGCAGTTGCGTTTGTTCCTGTGAAATTCAATAAGGATAAATAACCAATTGCTACGTTGTCGTTACCCGCTGTACTTTGCGACAATGTTCCATAACCTAAAGTGCTGTTTCTTGCGCCAGTTAGCAGCGCATCTGTTGATAATGAACCTACAACAGTATTGTAATCACCCGCTCCATCATTAAGTGCTGTCAACGCTGCATTACCAATGGCTGTGTTATGAATACAACCCGCAACTGTTGCATCCAAAGCGTCTGTTCCAAGTGCGGTGTTAGTTGTTGCACCACCTAAACCGTGACCGATGTCGAGTGAACCTACTGTGACTGTGCCAGACATGCTGACTACGCCGGTTGCTGAAATTGCAAGTCGCTCGACTACGGTTGTGCCATCATAACTTTGAAATTTGAACGCACCGTGGCTGGTGTTGTTGCGCGAAGTAAACTTAGCTATGCCGCCTTCACTTGACAACGACGCAAACTGATTTGTCCCGCTTGTATCCAATAAGCGAATTTGCGCGTCGTTGCCTTGCAGCGTCAGTAGCTTCTCTGCCGTTCCCGTGCCAATATTTACTTGGCCGCTGGAGTCTATGGTAACTTTTTCAGAACCAGCCACCCGCAACCCAAGTTGTGCAACTCCACTTCCGCCAGAATTTATAATATCGGCATTGGTGTCGTTTGCGGCATTTAACAACTGCACTTGGTTTCCACCAATGACGCGAACATTTCCGTCGCGAACGTCGACACTATCAACCATTAATTGACCATCTGCAACCGTCGCGGTGCTTGTACCTACACGCAGTTTGCCACTAATATTTACTTGGCCGCTGCTGCTAATTGTGAAAAAATTGTTCGTTGAGCCAATAGCTGAATGCTGAACAATTTTAAAATTGTCGCTGTCAGAATCATCAACGCCAAGCGACCAATGCGTTGCGTTGTTAGTTAAAAAATTGATTGTCGGATCAGCACCACCCTCACCTTCTATTTGTATTGTTGCATTTCCTGCACCCGTGCCAAAAATGCTGAGTGGATGAGGCGGCGCAGCGACTCCGATACCCAGTCGCAACGGATCACCGGCACTGCCGCCTTCGACAAAGTAAATTCCCTCGCCAGCGTCTTGGTTGGAGTTGTCCCATTGTGTGACGCCGCCAGCGCCATCTGACTTGATGATCGGTTCGTTTTCGACCGTGACGCCGGAACTTTTAATAAATCCGGATACTGAAATTGATGCGCTCATTTTTTAACCGTTACTAACTACGACATTTGATGTGCCGCTTGCTGTGATGACGCTGATGGTTCCGACGTATCCGCTAATGTTTGCCGTTGCGGCGGTTCCATCGTTTGCAGCACCGCCACCGGCTAATATATAGCTGAATCCACCGGAACTTGTTGTCGCAGTGGCTCCCAGTTTCAAGTAAACCGGTGTTGTGCCTAAATTCTGTACAGTTAAATGGTGCGGCGAACTTGTCACCACATTGGCAGCTGTTCCGCTTACAGCAACAATTTGCTCCGTAACACTGCTGAAACTTCTGAATCGTTCGTTTTGATAACTCATTTTACATCTCCCACGCTTTTTTTATGTTTTTAACTGAATGCATACTGCGCCAGCGGCTTCCTAGCTTTTCTTCTTGCTTGTGGTAGCCACGGCGAATTGTCTCCTTGTTCATTCCATTCTCGTCATAAGCACCGTTTGGAACGCTGATTCGCGTTGGAAAATCCAGGCGAGTGTATCCATCTGGTGCGTCGTCTCGTTCGGTGATCGGTCGTTCCAACTCAATCACGTCCCCCGTATCTGACTTATATTCGTAAACTGGCATTTTAAAAACTGGGATGGGGCAGCACAAGCCACCCCACCCCATGAATCAATTATTAACCAGCAGCATCAATTCCAACGAACCCAGCCCGTGAAAAATACCGGATATAATAATCCGATGTCAGCACTTTAGCCGCGTACATGGTCTTGAAACCAACCGTGATAACTTGGTTCAGCGGATCTTTTTTGTCCGGAGTATCCACAATCTGTATGGACGGACTCATTGGACTATCACCGCTCAACGCTGGGACGCCAAATGCTTCGCCACCCAAAAAGAACGAAGCAAAAACAACCCCAGCCGCAACTTCCGTGTTGATGTCAGCAACGCCAGACATGTTACACCGGAACGGATTTGTGTCTTCCACAAAGCGGACGCCGTAAAGCGATCCAACTTCACCGTTGTACAACGCACCCACGTTGGAACGTGTGGCAGCATTTAACCAGTCGGCATCGCGCATGATGTCGCGAAGCACTTGTGGTGCAGCGATACACACGTAACCACCGTTGATTTCCGGAGCGCGTTTAATACGCAGTTGAGTAACAACATCCAGAACATCACTAGCCGTCATAATGTTGTTAGTTAAACTGTCCAACCCCGTCGCGCTGTCGGCGTCACCAGCAAATATAGTGCTACCACCTTGTGTGTCGCTTGAACCAGTTGGTGTTGACGAATTGCTCAACGCTGCTTTCACAATGTTGTCGCACTTCAACGCGGCGTCTTCGCCGTTGGTTTTAGTCGCCTGAGCAAGCGAGTTTAAAAACTCGGTATTGTTCAACACGTCCGACAGCACCACTACCTGTCCAATTTGCTGAAGCGTGGCAGTCACTTTTGATAGCGACAACTGACGAACACCATCACCAGTGCTGGCGCTAGTGTTGAACACGTCAATCGGGTTATAAGCCGTGCTTACTAAATTTTCATCACCGCTTGTATCGGTAATGTCCTTTATCATTGTGGCATCCGGTGCGCCGTACTTGAAGAAGCTGATTTGCTTCGATCCTATGCCCTTGGGTAAAGGTGCTTTTTGACCAAACTCCGCTTTGCGGGTGGCTTGAACTGCGTATGTAAGCAGTTGGGACTCGAAATGCTCGCGATACTGCGAACTCAAGTCACTGGATAGCGTCATTAAATCTGCCATAACTTAACCTTTCTATTTTTAAATGTTATATACTGTACTGTACTAATCA